GAGGAATGGCTAATCCGCTGAGGCCCGGCAACCCTGCTCTCTATGAGGCGTGGGTGAACTATCTGGAACTTCCGGATGGTTCACTCAATCCTCGCCATAGTTTCACTCATGCCACTGACATCACTGGAAGATCACAACAGCAGGTCCTGGGCTTTCACTACCGGGGCCGTTAAGAACGGCATCGCCTGTCCGGACTGTGGGGCCGAGCTGCTGGATTCCAACCCATCAGCCTGCCTTACAAGTTGGCCGCCGCAATGGGCCGTCCATTGCCCTGAATGCGGATACGCCGGCACCAGGCGCTGATCAGGGCGAGTATCGCAAAACACAAAAAATCCGGCTAGGATTTCTCCAGCCGGATCGGCTCGTTCTCACCGCCATGCTGCCTCAAGTGCAAAGACTTGGGGCGCTCCGGTCAGAAAACGCCGATAGAGTGCCTGTGTAAGCCGCTACAAACGGCATGGCGATCACGGCAAAACGATTATCGCCAGAGCTGATAGAGGTTCGCATACCCTATGTCAGCTTCAAAGAAGAAACAACTTTTTTACTCGCGTCAGACATACATTTAGATAATCCCAAGTGCAATCGCAAGTTGCTGTTGCAACATCTTAATGAATGTCGCGCAAATAATGGCTATGCGCTGTTTTTTGGTGATGTACTTTGCGTAATGCAAGGCAAGCGCGATCGTCGCAGTAGCAAAGGGGCAATCAGGCCGGAACATCTTGGCAGCAATTACTTTGATCTAGTATTTCGCGAATCCGCTGATCTGCTAAAGCCGTATGGCGACATGATTTTGATGATGGGCGATGGCAATCATGAAACAGCCGTGCTCAGCAATCAAGAGGTTGACCCGCTTGAGAACGTTATTCGCCTAATGCGCAGCGAGGGGGCAGTCACTGAGCATATGGGGTATCAAGGGTTTGTGCGCTTTGTTTTTTATCGCGGTGATAATGAATGTGTCAGACGATGCACTCTGTTTTTCCATCATGGAACATGGGGCGGAATCATTACCAAGGGCACGATGGGTGGGGGGCGATATGCAGCAATTGCTCCTGATGCTGACTTAATAGTTAACGGTCATAATCACGAACGTAGCATTGTCGCGCATCCGTGTTATCGCATTTCAGATAACGGCAAGGCATGGATCGAGCAGCGCTGGCACCTGCAAACCGGCACCTACAAGCAGGAGTTTGGCGGCACCGGGGGTTGGGCAGTTGAAAAAATTGTGATGCCTAAGTCCCTGGGCGGAATCTGGCTTACGCTAAAGCCACGTAAGCGTGGGGGCGTCGAAATTGCATGTACGCCAACAACATGAAGCAATACGTTCTTGAAGTTGAATACACCATTGTCGTTGAAAGTCGTGAGGAGGATCCGGAACAGGTATCTAATAATTTCATGGCGCAACTTACAGAGCTAGCGCCGTCCAATGATCACATCTTGGGCCTCTCGGTCCAGGTACTCCCTATTCCTCAATTGCGTGGATCATCGAATTGACGGCTCCAATCTCGTTCCCAAGCGAAGTGCAAAGCATCAATTCAGAAGGCAGATTTTTGAAGCGTGGTCGGACCTGTGCGCGTACTGCGAAAAACCCGCAGATACTCTTGATCACGTCAAGCCACGTCACAGAGGCGGCGCAACAGTTGTTTGCAATTTAGTGCCCGCGTGTAAAAACTGTAATCGCAAAAAGGGTAGTGAAGATTGGCGCGAATGGTTTACGCGTCAAGACTCCTGGTTAATTGATAGAGAAGCCAGAATTGTGCAATGGCTGAACGGGCTGAGCGTGTAATCCCAGTCGGATTCATCGACCCTGACCTGCCGCCATAATGCTTGAAACCCACGCGTGATGGATTGCGCTCTACCTCGTCTCGTCGTACACTAGATAAGAGTTTTTCTCTCACTCAATGGCTTCCACTCCGGTCACTACTTTCACTTGGGGCGTTGCTCAGCTTGAGCGCGAAACAAGCGATGGGTATGTTTTTACCGTTCATTATACTTTGAACGCCTCTGATAATGCTTATTCTGCGGGCGCGTATGGCAGTATTGGGCTTGAGCGTCCCGAGGGGGACATGATTCCCTTTGCCGAGCTGACCGAAGAACTGGTGCTCGATTGGGTCAAGCACAAGCTGACCGACGAGAAGGTTGCCGAGATCGAGGCCGCCCTGCAGGGCCAGCTCGACGAGCAGCACGCTCCCACCAAGGCGCAGGGAATGCCCTGGGCCAGCGCCCAAGGTCAACCCTGAGATAGCTGATGGCATACGAATCCTGGTACGTCGAACCGTATTACTGGGACTTCGGCTATGCCGTAGGCGAAAGCTCCCTGCAGATCATTGACGATTTGCAGGGAATTTCTCCGTCTGCAATTATTGAGTTATTTGAACTTGAACTCAATCAAGAGCAGCACGGAGTCAACGCTACCTACTACTATCATTCGGGTACAAACTTAAAAGACAACACAGCGGTTGTATGGAACGGAATCTCTTACACGCCGCTACCGATCATTGCTGAAGGATTCGAGTATTCGGGCGCCGGGCAACTTCCCCGTCCGCGACTTCGAGTTGCAAACTTGTCGGGCGTTGTCAGTGGATTGATTGCGACGCTGCCTAGCGGAATTGAAGGGGCAAAAGTAACAAGAGTTAGAACGCTAGCTCGCTACATAGATGCTGTCAACTTTCCGGGAAATGTAAGTCCGTACAGCCCAGACCCTACTGCAGAATGGCCCAGGGAAGTTTATTTTATTGATAGAAAAGCAAACGAAACGCGAGACGTCATTGAGTTTGAACTTGCCGCGATATTTGACATTGCTGGGGTCAGGGCGCCCAAGCGTCAATGCGTCGCGAATGTCTGTCAATGGAAATACAGATCGCCTGAATGCGGATATACGGGAAATGCTTACTTTGACGCACAAGACAGACCGGTTGGATCTCTAGAATTTGATGTTTGCGGCAAAAGATTAAATAGCTGTTCTCTCAGATTTGGGCAACTTACGGGGGCTGGCTCAGTTACGAGGGGCAGCAACTTGCTAGTTATGGACTATCCCTTCTCTGTCGCTACGGGCAGCCCAGTGCAGGGATTTGGCGTTCCCGCGAATACCACTGTTGTAAGTTGCGTTGGCAATGTTGTGACGATGAGCAACAACGCGACGCAAACTACTTCCTTTTCAGCGCAAGGGAAAATGTTTGACATCAATAAGCTTACATTTAGTCTTTTGAATCCAGAGGTTTTCTATTCAACTGGAATGACGCTTTCGGGCCTTGGCGTTCCAAGTGGGACGGTGATCACCAATACTGCCTACAACGGCTCTCCCGCGATTGACCAGAATGTAACACTTGCGCAAAATTTAGACGTTTTCACCATCGGAACACTCGTAACCCAGAAAACAGCAACAATACAAGCTGCGCCAAGTAATTCTACAAGCTCGCGAGGTAGTGCAATTGTTACGGGAAATTCAAGTCGATTAGCACTTCCAAACACAACCTCCTTGTCTGTCGGTTTGTATGTTAGTGGCCCAGGCCTGTCAAGTGATAATTTCGCCAAGATCACGGCAATCAATACCAACACAAGCGGTGGCGGCAGATACCCGACTACCACTTCCTACTGGGCATCTCTAAATTATTCGCTTCCAATTGGAACGTCCGGGCAGTATAGCTTCTATCGCGCTGATTCTCTTGCTACACAGCTCTATCAATTTAGGGCTCCAAGCAGAAACTACGTTTTCCGCGACTCTGGTATTTTGAATTTTGGCTCCTTCCCTGGCATTGGAACCTACTACGCATGAATTGGCGCGATCACGCTATTGATCATGCACGCGATCAAGCACCTCGCGAATCTTGCGGATTGCTGATAATTTGCAAGGGCAAAGAGAAATATTGGCCGTGCAAAAATCTTGCGTCGCAGAACAACCAATTCATCATTTGCCCGCACGATTACGCCCAGGCCGAGGATTCCGGGGAGATCGTTGCCGTGATTCACAGTCATCCCACGGGCACCTCAGAGCCCAGCCAGGCCGATCGCGTGAGCTGTGAAGCCAGTGGAGTGCCGTGGCACATCTACTCTCTCCAGGCCGATTCCTGGAGCCTGCTGGAGCCCTGTGGGTATCGAGCCCCTTTGGTCGGGCGCGAATGGGCCTGGGGTATCACGGACTGCTGGTCACTTGTGCGCGATTGGTATTTACAACATCAGCTGCACATAAATGATTACGAGCGCCCACTTACCCCAGAAGAATTCATGCTCGATCCGCTTTTTGAAAAGTATTGGGATGACGCTGGATTTAGAGAGCTGCGCCCCGGCGAGCAAATGCAAGTTGGCGATGCGGTTTTAATGTCAATTGGATCAAGAGGGTTGAATCACGTAGGCGTTTACATCGGTGATCAATTATTGCTTCATCACGTTCGCGGACGTCTCAGCACGAAGGATTTGTATGGTGGATGGTTGCAGAAATGCACTGGGCGTCGCTTGCGGCATTACGATGCAGCCAGGCTCACGCTGAACTGATGTTGCGCACGATTCGAGTCTACGGCCAACTTGCAAAGTTCCTGGGTCGCAAAACTTTTGAAGCTTCTGTTCGCAGCGCCGCAGAAGCCGTAAGATTCCTGCTCGCGAATTTTCCAGAGCTGAAGGCTCACATGAGCGATCAATACTATAAAGTAATCGTAGGAGACTACAGCTTAGCAATTAACGAACTTCATGATCCCTCCGGTCAACAGGAGATCAGAATTGTTCCTGTAATTGGAGGCGCGGGTGGAGACTTTTCAACCATTCTTGCGGGCGTCGCCCTTGTAGTTTTCTCTCTCGCGTTCCCTGGAATTGGCGCGGCAATCGGCGGAGCCGCGATGACACAGATAGGCATCATGGGCGCGGGCCTGATTCTTACTGGTGTCGCGGGGCTTTTGACGCCAACGCCAACGCTTCCAACCGGTATAGATACGCAGAACGATCCTAGAAAAAGCTATAGCTTTAGCGGCGTGCAAAATACAAGTCGGCAGGGATTGCCGGTCCCAATTTGCTACGGCGAAGTGCTAGTGGGATCTGTTGTAATTAGCGCTGGCATCGACACTGTTGACATTTCGGGTTGATCATGACTCTGATTCGCGGCGCCCTGGGCGGCAAAGGTGGCGGTGGCGGCGGTGGAACGCCCAGCGAGGCCAAGGATTCCCTCGACTCGAAGCAGTTTGCGACCGTCATTGACCTCCTCAGCGAGGGGGAGATCCAGGGGCTCAAGGATGGGCTGAAATCGGTCTTCCTGAACAACACGCCGCTTCAGGACGCGAGCGGATCCTTCAATTTCAAGGATGTGCTTTACGAGTTTCGCGCTGGAACCCAGGATCAAGATTACATTCGTTTTCGCGACGAATCTGGAAAACTCATTGGCGCAGATACAACCGATGAACAAGCCGTTGGCGTAACAGTTAAAAAAGATACTCCAGTCATTCGTACCATCACAGACCGCAATACAGATGCTGTCGCCGTAACGCTAAGTGTTCCTGTTTTTCAAATTATTGATAGCAAGGGAAATATCAAGGGCGCGAA